CTGCCTGCCAGAAAAAGATGACGCCAGCGGGTTGCAGCCCCTGGCGTCGCGGCGTGTCGATCGTAGTGGAGATACCAACGCATGAACAGTTTAACGGCTAAAAGCCGCTTACCGCAACTCCGGATGAAGCCCGTTCCGGGTACTCCGTTGTTTCGGTATGAGCGCAGAGTACTAAATCGCTGGGTGTCCTGTAACCACAGTCGCGCCAGTCGAATCGTGGGTGTTTTTAACCGGAAGGCGAAAAAATTATGCGGGATGTCGACAGGTGGTTTCGTGACAGAAGAGGCATCCCCGTCCGTGTCATACGGTGGGAGCCAGAATCGCGCCGAGTTATCTATCTGCGGAGTGACTACCCTCACGAATGCTTCAAACCACTCCAAATCTTCAAGCGCGATTTCAGAGAAATAAAGGACGACCATGAGCACTAAATTACAAGGCTATGTCTGGGACGTTTGTGCCGCAGCTGGCATGAAGCTGACCAGCGTTGCCATCATGGCGCGCCTGGCCGACTACAGCAACGACGAAGGCGTGTGCTGGCCTTCTATCGAGACCATTGCCCGTCAACTTGGCGCGGGTGAAAGCACCGTGCGCACGGCGATCGGCAAGCTTGAGCAGGACGGCTGGCTGTCACGTCAGCAGCGCCGCAAGGGCAACCGTAACGCGTCGAACGTCTACCAGCTCAACGTGACAAAGTTACAGACCGCTGCCTTTTCTCACCTGTCAGAATCTGACACCTCAAAATCTGACGGGTCAAATTCTGACGCCTCAAAATCTGACGCGTCGAAATCTGGCAAAAATGGCGGTTTTCACCCGTCAGAATCTGGGGGGGATCCGTCAGTAAATTCAACTACTGATCCATCAGATAATAAAAACCCTTCTTGTCAGGTTGCTGCGCAACCCGACCGTGAAATTGTTTTAACGGATCTCGCTATTGAGGTTCTGACTCATCTCAATCAGGTGAGCGGCTCCCGTTTTCAGAAATCACGCAGCTCGCTGGAGAACATCCGTGCCCGTCTGCGTGAAGGTTACAGCGTCAGCGATTTGAAACTCGTTATCGACCTGAAGCATGAACACTGGCACGAAAACGATAAGCAGTATCAGTACATGCGCCCGGAGACCCTGTTTCGCCCAAGCAAATTCGAAGGGTATCTGCAAAGCGCAACGCGCTGGGAGGCAAAAGGGCGTCCATCGCGTGACACATGGGATAAAACGCGCGAGCGCGATATCAACGTGATGAGCACACCAGATACCTCAATTCCGGCGGGGTTCCGCGGATGAATAAGTATTGTATTGAACTTGAAGCGCTGCGCCGCAAGCCTTCGCATGAACTCAAAGAAGTCGGAGATCAGTGGCGTACCCCAGAAAATATCTTCTGGGGCATCAACTCCTTGTTTGGCCCGCTGGTTCTGGATCTGTTTACAGACGGAGAGAACAGCAAGTGCGAGGCCTTCTACACAGCAGAGGACAATGCGCTTACTCAGGACTGGTCCTTACGCCTGGAAGAACTGAACGGTGCTGCATTCGGAAATCCGCCTTATAGCCGGGCCAGCATGCACGAAGATCATTACATAACAGGCATGCGCTACATCATGCAGCACGCTGCTGCGATGCGCGAAAAGGGCGGTCGTTATGTTTTTCTGATCAAGGCAGCCACCAGCGAAGTATGGTGGCCGGAAGATGCAGATCACGTGGCTTTTATTCGTGGTCGACTTGGGTTCGATTTGCCTGAATGGTTCATCCCTAAAGACGAAAAACAGGTTCCTACCGGTGCATTTTTTGCGGGTGCGGTAGTGATCTTTGACAAGAGCTGGCGTGGGCCCGCCATGAGTTATATCAACCGCAAAGATCTTGAAGCGCGCGGCGAAGCTTTCATGGGGCAAATCCGCCGGATGGCTGAGCGCCTTAAACCAGCTAATAAAACCCAGACTGAGCCGGAAAACCTGCCTGAAAAATGGCCTGCTGAAGTAAATGTCATTTTTGAAAAGGTTACAGGGGCCATTGCCCTCACAGAGAGCAGTCAGCGAAAGGTCAAGTATCACATCAATCGCATGTGGCTCGAAAGAATGTCCCTTCCTGAAATAGTAAATGCCGCCAGTGAAATGGCTTCTGCAATGGAGAAAGCAGCGTGAAAGAGATCATCGTGGATAACTTTGCTGGTGGCGGTGGCGCGAGCACAGGAATTGAACTGGCAACAGGCCGCAGCGTGGATATCGCCATCAACCATGACGTGAATGCAGTGGCGATGCACACCACTAATCACCCTGAAACCCTGCACTATTGTGAAAGCGTCTTTGATGTCGATCCGGTGTCTGCAACCGCTGGCCGCCCGGTTGGGCTGGCATGGTTCTCTCCTGACTGCCGTCACTTCTCAAAAGCCAAGGGGTCGAAGCCTGTAGAAAAGGAAATTCGCGGCCTTGCGTGGATCGTCATTCGCTGGGCTCTCGCGGTTCGTCCACGCGTAATGATGCTGGAGAACGTGGAAGAGTTCAAAACGTGGGGCCCGCTTATCGTATCGGCAGACGGCGGACATCGCCCGGACCCGGCCCGCGCCGGAGAAACCTTTGAGGCTTTCTGCGGCATGCTGTCCGGCGGTATTCCTGCCGGGCATCCGGCGCTGGTGGAATGCTGTGAGTTTCTGGGCATTGCCGCCGACGGCGTGCAGGCGCAGCAGCTGGTGGCCGGACTGGGTTATGCCGTTGACCACCGAGAATTGCGCGCCTGCGACTTTGGCGCGCCGACCATCCGGAAGCGATTCTTCATGGTAATGCGCTGCGACGGCGTGCCGGTGACATGGCCAGCGCCGACCCACGGTGATCCGAAAACGCCAGCAGTGCAGGGCGGCAAGCTGGCACCGTGGCGCACGGCGGCGGAATGTATCGACTGGTCTATCCCGGCACAGTCCATCTTCGACCGCAAGAAGCCGCTGGCGGAGAACACGCTTAAGCGCATCGCCCGCGGCATCCAGCGTTTTGTGATTGATAGCGCCTCGCCGTTTATCGTGAAGTGCAACCACACCACGACGAAAGGGAAATACGACTGCTTCCGCGGTCAGGCGCTGGCAGAGCCGCTGCAGACCATCACCAAAACGCATGGCTATGCGATTGCGACCCCAGTGATGGCTCCGCTGTTTGCTGGCACTGGTGGCTCTGAATTCCAGATGAGGCCGCGCCCGGTTAATAAACCGTTTTTCACTTTGCTCACACAGAACCGGACCAATGTCATCGAGCCCGTACTGGCCCCGCTGATTGCCCGGCAATTCGGTGCCAGCATCGGGCATCGCGCCGACGAACCGAGCGCCACGATCACCGCCGGTGGTGGCGGCAAATCGCAGCTGGTATCGACAACTCTGATCCAGATGGGTTACGGCGAACGCCCCGGGCAGGAACCGCGCGTGCCGGGCCTGCATAAGCCGCTGGGTACTGTGGTCGCTGGTGGCGGCAAGTTCGGGTTGGTGGCTGCGAATCTGGTTAAGCACTTCGGCGGGAACTACCAGGGTGCTGGGGTGGCTCTGGGTGAACCGGCCCACACGGTCACCACCACGGATCACCATGGCTTAGTCACATCGCACCTGGTAATGCTGCGCGGTACCTGTCGGGATGGCCGGGTGGTTGATGCGCCAGCTCCGGGACTCACGGCGGGCGGCCTGCATGTCGGGAATGTTGAGACCAGCCTGGCGATAGATGGCTATGACGAGCAGCGCGCGGCGCAGGTGCTGGCGTTCCTGCGGGAGTATTGCGGGGCTGATTCTGACGGGCTGGTGACTGTTGATGGCGTGGTGTATCGCATAGTTGATATCGGAATGCGCATGCTGCAGCCAGCAGAGCTATACCGCGCTCAGGGTTTCCCTGAGTGGTACATCATCGACCGCGACTACACCGGCCAGCGTTATGCGAAAGATAAACAGGTCGCGCGGTGTGGTAACGCCGTTCCTCCACCTTTCGCAGAGGCTCTTGTGCGCGCCAACCTGCCTGAACTTTGTGTTCAAAAAGAGGAGAAAGCTGCGTGAAAACATTAAGCATTCGACAACAGGAAGTGCTCAACGCACTGGTGGATTTCCAGAGTAAGCACGGTTATCCGCCAACATATGCCGAACTGGCACGCCAGGTGGGTTTTTCCTCTGCAAATGGTGCCTTTGAGCATATCCGTGCTTTGGAGAAGAAGGGGCACATCACCACTTCTGGTGGTACGGCGCGCGGAATAAAAGTCACTGGTGTGACAAACGCGCTTGATGAGGCCACGCAGGTGATCCGCGCGCTGCTGACGCGCCAAAAAAACGCGACGGAACTCGCGCATGCATGGCTCAAGCGCAGAGGATCAGCAGCATGAAGCTGGTTCTGCCGTTCCCGCCAAGCGTAAATACATACTGGCGTGCCCCGAATAAGGGGCCGCTTAAAGGTCGTCATCTCATCAGTGCTGCTGGTCGCGCATTTCAGAGCGCAGCCTGTGCAGCAATCCTCGATCAGCTGCGCCGCTTGCCGAAGCCTTCTACCGAACGCGCAACGGTAGAAATCCTGCTTTTTCCGCCTGACGCGCGCCGCCGGGACATCGACAACTACAGCAAGGCGCTTTTTGATGCGCTGACGCATGCCGGCGTATGGGAGGACGACAGTCAGGTGAAAAAGATGCTGGTGGAGTGGGGGCCGACAGTGAAAGGCGGAAGGGTGGAGATCACGATCACCAGGTATGAACCAACAGCGGTTGCAGCCGCTTAACGGAGATACGCATGCAACAGATGAACGCAGTACCCGCTTTTACCCCGGCGGCGATGATGCCGGGAGAGGAACTGGCGATGAGCAGCCAGGAGATCGCCGATCTGGTTGAGTCACGTCACGATAGCGTTAAACGGACAGTAGAGCGACTGGCTGAACGCGGAGTTTTTCAACTTCCACCAATGGTGGAAGTTGCCAATCACCTCGGTCAGGCCGTCGCCGTGTACCAGCTTTGTAAGCGTGACAGCTATGTCGTGGTGGCTCAGCTCTCGCCAGAGTTTACCGCCCGTCTGGTTGACCGCTGGCAGGAGCTTGAGAGCCAGCAGGCGATGCAGGTACCGAAATCCCTGCCGGAGGCTCTGCGCCTCGCCGCTGACCTTGCTGAGCAGAACCAGAATTTTAAACACGAGCTTGCCGCCGCGGCGCCGAAGGTGGAATTTGTGGATCGCTATTGCTCTGCGGGTGGCTCAATGTCTTTCCGCCAGGTGGCGAAGCTGCTTAACGTCAAAGAGCCTGAGTTTCGCATGTTCCTCATCGATAACAGGATCATGTATCGCCTCGGCGGGGTGCTGACGCCGCACCACCAGCACATTGAAAACGGGCGCTTTAAGGTGAAAACCGGTACCAGCACCGAAAACAATCATGCATTCAGCCAGGCGCGCTTTACGGCAAAGGGGATCCAGTGGGTCGGCGGCCTGTGGGCTGCACATAAGGCGCAGGGAGCGGCGAAGTGAGGGTGCTGCTTAATCCGATCGTCGTGGCTGAGCTGGGCCTCGTCATGTTCAGGCCGGGTGCCAGCCTGCTGATGCATTTCCGCCGCGGGCGTATGCTGCTGGAAAATGAGCCGGAACGCCTGGCGGGTATGCCCAACGGCGAACTGCCACCAGCCGAGCAGCCGCTGATTGAAGATCCCGCACTTGCCGGTGTCTTTGAAAACGATGCGGTGCTGCGCCGCGCCGGCGGCATCGGCGGGCTGGAAAGCTGGCTTATGGAGGCAAATGGTTGTCAGTGGCCGCACGAGTCCTGGCACGCTGAGAACCTTACTACGCTGCGTCATGCTCCCGGCGCGCTTCGCCTGTGCTGGCACTGCGATAACCTGCTGCGTGAACAGACTACAGAGCATCTGGCGCACATGGCGCGGGCGAACTGCGCGGCATACATCCTCACCACTGCCCGCCGTGAACTGGGTTTCGACGATTCCCATACGCTCACGCTGCCGGAGTTCTGCTGGTGGCTCGCGCGTAATGGCCTGGCGGATGCCCTGCCGGAAGATGCCGCGCGGCAGGTGCTACGTATGCCGAAGCCGGTGATCCGTTCCGTCACCCGTGAAACAGAGCTGGTACCCGGCGAACTCCTCGGACGCGAGATAGTCGAGGAAGTGGCTAAGCAGGTGCTGGCGCTGAATGTGGATCCGGAAACGCCGGAATCATTCATGCTGCGCCCGAAGCGCCGCCGCTGGGAGAATGAGAAGTACACCCGCTGGGTTAAAACGCAGCAGTGCATGTGCTGTGGCAACCCCGCAGACGACCCCCACCACCTGATAGGCCACGGGCAGGGTGGAATGGGTACGAAGGCGCACGACCTGTTTGTGATCCCGCTTTGCAGAGCGCATCACGACGCGTTGCACGCTGACACCGTGGCATTTGAAGAAAAGCACGGCAGCCAGTTGGTACTGCTGTTTCGTTTTATCGATCGCGCACTGGCTATCGGCGCGCTGGCATAAATTGTGGAGATGATAAATGCGTGATATTCAAAAGGTGTTAGAAATGTGGGGGGCTTGGGCAGCTAAAGATAGTGCAGGTGTGGACTATTCTCCTATCGCGGCAGGATTTAAGGGGTTGCTACCTGCATCAACCCAGTCTCGACTTTCATGTACAGATGATGATGCTTTAGTAATAGAAGGTTGTCTAGCCCGGTTAAAACAGAAAAAACCATATGAGCATTCGCTATTAGTTGCACATTATCTTTATAGAATGTCTAAGCGCAGCATAGCTCGTGCAAAAAAGAAAGATGAAAAAATAATACGAACTGAAATGAAAATGGCTGAAGGGTTTATTGATGGCTGTCTAGCTATGCTTGGTGTGAAGTTAAATATGGATGCGTGAAATAAAAGAGCCCTTATTCAGGGCTCTGTATGTTTTAAAAGGATAGTGATAATTTGTCTAGTGCGTTTTGGAATGTGGATTTAAAATTGAAGTCGCCTAGATTATCTATAGTTATCCTGTTTGATAAGTCCTCTAGGTCAGATAAGGAATTATCATCTGAATTAATAAATTTTAATATACTTGTTTGGTTACCCTTGATTAATCCGTAAAAAATCACTTGGTAATGTGGGGTTGTGTGATAATAATTCCTAGGTATTGTTATTTTATCGATGTGCAGAACTTTTGCTATTTCTAATATTGCTTCATTGCTGTTGATGTTTCTTAATTTTGATTTGTCGCCAAAGCAATAAGTATAAATGGCGATAAATCTTGTAATATTAGAGGGGTGTAACTTTTGTTCATTTATCTCTATTCCGCTAACTATTTGATAAACTTCAAGGTATCTATGTAGGGTTTCTATTTCACGTAGCGATAAAAATCTGATGTCTAGTACTTCTTCTACTATCTTGCTTATTGCCATTCTTACTGGCTTAGTAAGATCGCTTCCTTCTATTAGATTGTTCCAATGAGCGTGAGATGTATGATAAGAGCTAAATCCATCTGGTTTGAATGTTTCGGGTAATCTGATAGTGTATTTGATAAATTTATCTAGATAATTTTGTGAATCAACTGACGACCCATATACATGATTAATTGCAGCTTTTAGTTGTGATAAGTTAGCAACAAGCACAAATTTTACATTTGGTGCATCAAAAATATGTTTGACTTTTTCTAAAAGTTCCACGGCATAAGTTGGGCGACATCTGTCTAGCTCGTCAATAACTAATATTATTTTTTTCTTTTTAGAAAGCTCTCTAAGTTTATTATTTAGAGCTTTTATATTATTTTCAGCTTCCATGTGTTCAGAGATCAATCTTTCGATAGTCCCGTCAATAGCTGCATCGCTTGTCTCTTTAATTACTTGCTGAAATTCTTCTGCCAGAAGGTCAGTGTTCTGACGTAAAACCCATCCCGCTCCCGCTTTAAGAGCCGTTTTAACACCAAATTTTATTGCCGGGACTGCTTTTTTTATCAATTCATCTTTTTCCTCATCATCTGGAAGAGCTTTGGCTATAGCCGCAGTAATGCTTAATAGTGGATCCTCACAATGATCCTCCTTAAAGGCATCAATATATACTATAAGTCTCTCCTCCTCCTGTTGGGAAAGGTAATGGCATAGCTTCAAGCTAAACTCGGTTTTTCCGGTACCCCAGTAGCCATCTATTACTACTGGCGAAATATCTACATTCGAATCCAGCAGCTTTTCGAGTCTTTCTGCGATAGTTTTTCGTTGATACTCATCTCTTGTGTCGAAGGTGGTTTCCATAAGCTTCCGAATCAAAAAGTAAGAAAGATTTAAAAAATACTCTCGCGGTCCGCAATAAATCAAGTAATGTGATAAGAGTTGTCACAACGACACGACGCTTATCACTAAAAACCTCGCAAATGTGGGGTTTTTTCATTTCTGACCTTGGTATTTTCTCTCAGGTATTAATTTCCATAACCTTTGGTCAGACTATTTCAGGCGCACAGCACCCCGACTTAATCGGAGGTGAGAGAAATGTCCAACATGAGCAAATTAGCTTCTGGCGCTGCCTATGGCGCATCAGCCGGGACGGTAGCCAATGGCGTACTGACCAGGCTAAGCCCTGATGAATGGAGTGCCGTTGGCGTTATTGCCGGCATTGTTGTGGCGCTTCTGACTTTCGGCATCAACTGGTATTACAAACGCAAAACCACACTGGCGCAGATTGAGTCTTACCGGCGCTGGCCCAACCCATCAGCTTTTAAGGAGGAGTGATGCCTTTTTCTACTCCGCTTCGCAGAAAGCTGATCGGCGCTGCCGGTGCTGGCGCGCTTGCGATAGCAACCATTTTTATTGGTGGCAAAGACGGCGTTGAAGGCCGAAAGTACGAAGCTTACAAAGACGTAGCTGGCGTATGGACGGTTTGCGACGGTCACACTGGTACCGACATCATCAGGGGCAAGACCTACACCGACCGCGAATGCGATCGTCTGCTGTGGAAAGACCTGCAGCCGGCAAAGCGCACTGTCGACAACCTGGTGAAAGTGCCCTTGAGCGAGTACCAGCGTGGCGCACTTTACAGCTTCGTCTTTAACGTCGGCTCCGATGCGTTCTCCAAATCCACCCTCCTGAAAAAGCTGAACCGGGGCGATCAGGAAGGGGCATGCGAAGAAATGCGCCGCTGGGTTTACGCTGGTGGCATGAAATGGAAAGGATTGCAGAACCGGCGTGAGATGGAGCGCTCAATGTGCCTGGCGGAAAGCAAAGATGATCTCTAACTGGAAAGCGGTCGCCGCTCTGCTCCTGCTCGCCTGTGTTCTGTCCCTCGCCTGGGCGATTAACCAATACCGCAATAACGCTATCGACTATAAGCGACAGCGTGACGAAGCTACCCACAACCTGAAGCTGGCTAACAACACAATCGCCGATATGAAGGTGCGCCAGCGCGACGTTGCTGCACTTGATGCCAAATACACAGGAGCCCTGGCAGATGCTAAAGCCACTATCGATCAGCTTGAGCGTGACGTTTCTACTGGCAAGCGCCGGTTGCAGCTCAACGCCAGATGTCCAGCGAGCGGAGCGCCCGGCCCCGGCGGCATGGGTGATGCTTCCAGCCCCAGACTTACTGACGCCGCTCAACGGGATTATTTCACCCTTAGAGAACGAATCACAACAGTGACAAAGCAGGTCGGCTATCTGCAGGAATACATCAACACACAATGTCTAAAGTGAGGGAATCATGGCAGTTCAAGGTTCGGATAACCCAACCAAATTCCGTGAAGAGTGGGATAAGAAGACAGAAAGGAAGTAGTCATTACAAAGCTCATCTGCGGGTGGGCTTGATAATGCCGTATCTTTTAAGAAGCCAAAGATTACATGCCAGGCATAGCGTTTCAATCATGTAGCAGAGGGGTTTTCTCAAGGCGATAATAAAAAGGATTTTTTCGTGCGTAGTCACAATAGTAACCTCCAGAAGTTTTATGGACGTGTACGCCTCGATTGTGAGGCTTCTATTGTGTAACTTTTTGCACGAGGCTATTTAGGAAGGATTGGTGCTGATGATTAAAGCACTTACCTCATCGTAAACATCAAAGAACCAACCGATGGGCGGCTACACAGCGCAATAGGATATTGCCTAAAAGAAAGTATGGTTATAATCTCCATCACCTATCTTACGTTAAAATTTCTGGGGTTTGCATGAGTGGTGATGGAGAACTGCATGAGGTCGAGCGTTTCAGTATTTTTTATGATGCTGACGATAATGAACTCTCTGAGCATAAAATGGATGCTATTTTTCTCGGTCAGGCAATTCAGCAAGTAGGCTTGATGGTTAAGCAGGCAGGACGGCTACTAAACCGAAACGAAGCAGACATTGATGTCAAAGTCACAGTGCCAGCCCAAGAAGGATCTTTTGCTGTAGAGTTTGCATTATATGCATATGAAAATTTTCGCGAGGTACTTCCAGCGCTTGGTCTTCTTGGTGGTGGTGCCCTAGCTGTTACTCAACGTCTTCGCAACCGCAAAGTCATTAATGTTCAGACTCGGGACAATAGCGATGAAGCAGTCATAACAGTAGAATATCGCGGTAGGCAGGAAGATATAGTCTGTCGTAAAGATGAAGCATTGCTTGCTACTGACTCAGTGATTCGAGAGGCCTACAATGAAATCATCACTAAGCCACTAATCAATAAAGATGCGCCTGTTTTTCGTGTTGAGATTGAAGGTGAAGAGGTCTTACGATTAGATGGAGTCGATGATGTTGAGTTTGCACCATTGCCTAAAAAATCTCTTACATTCGACCACACTGAGCGCCTTGATACTACGGTTGCATTAACGCAAGTGAACTTTACATCCTCATCAGGATGGCGCATCAGATACCTGGACGAGGATCGTGCGGTGAAGATGGAAGACACGGCGTTTATGGAGCGCGTGCTCAATAATCAGGCAACATTTGTAAAAGGCGATCTATACCGGGTTATGCTCAGAATTAAGACTATAGAAAAGCCTGATAGTCCTATTAAAACCACTTATGCTATTGAGCAAGTTCTTCATCATTTTGCAGATGAAGAACGTCGCTTAGTTTAAGGAAAATATGTTTACCGATCTGCCTCACATAATCCAAATCCTACTGGGATACAGCTGGATACCCTTTACAGCATTCTGTGCTGTTTTTGGGTATGCTGCCGTGTGTTGGATTGGTAATACATTTTTTCCTGAGCGATTCGTTACGCTAAATCGGTATCATAACGATAGGCTGATATCCACTGTTCAAATTGATGTTAAGAGCGCCGAACCCCTTGTAGAGCAGCTTAGAAAAATAAGGGAGGCTGAGCGTGGCTGATAAGTCACTTCCAGAGGCTGGAGTAGGCGTTGGAACGGGTGTAACTACTACTCTTCTGGCTTTTTTGACACACTGTGGTGAGTTTTTACCTGAGCAATACAGGCAAGGCTACACTCAAGTCATTCCTTACATGTGCCCGGCAATAAGCTTGGTACTGGTGTGGTGCTATAACCGTTTTGTCGAGCCCCCAGAGATGGCTAGTATTAAAGGAAAGTATAAGCGTGATTTGAAGTTGCTTAAAAAGTGCATTAGAAACAGAACGATGTCTCAAGAAGCAAGAGACAAAGCACAGCGTGACTACGATGAAACCAGCTTGAAGCTTGCCAGTCTAGGTAGGGATTACGCCGCAGGGGTCTATACTAGGCCGAATCAATAGCTTTACTCTGGCTATAATCGCTCAATACACTGCCAATACGCCGCCTTCGGGCGGTTTTTATTTACTTACAGACAAAGCCACTGGCATTCGCTGGTGGCTTTTTTATTGCGCCTCGCATGCGCTAAACAATCGAGAGTCTTTCAGCCCTGAGCCTGGGGAAAGCTGCTTTCTCGGGCGGCTGTCCCATGCGACAGGCTCACATCTAAAAGGAAGCTTTATGCAGGTCACTATCGATGGTGTCCCGTACACGCCTGTTTGCAAACCGGCCACCAGCCGTATCGGCATAGCCATTTCAACGCATAATCGCGCTGGCGTACTCAGCCAGGCGCTGGAGCACCAGCTCCGGTATTTGCCTGCCGGCGCGATGGTGGTTGTCGTTGATGACGGTTCACAGCCACCAGCGGTAGTGCCCGACAGTGTGAAGTTAATCCAGCACGAAAAATCTCTGGGCATTGTGGCATCGAAGAACGCCAGCCTTGCCGCGCTTTGTGCTGCTGGGTGTGAGCATCTCTTCCTGTGGGACGATGACGCCTGGCCGATCGCTGATGGATGGTGGCTGCCTTACATCGAATCAACCGAGCCACATCTGGCTTATCAGTTTCTCGATCTGGCTGGCGCGCGCAAGCTTAACGATATCGCGGTGCTGTATCGCGACGATCAGCATATCGCCTACACCGGCCAGCGCGGCGTCATGCTCTACTACCACCGCAGCGCGATTGAACGTGTCGGCGGCTTCGATCCCATTTACGGTCGCGGCATGTACGAGCACAGCGATCTCGCCCTGCGCATCCACAATGCCGGGCTGACGTCGTGGGCGTTCGCTGATGTGGTCGGCTCTGAAAAGCTGATTCACTCCCTCGATGAGCATGAACAGGTGGAGCGTTCGGTACCACGTCCGGATCGGGAAGAGCAGGTTAAGCGCAACGTTAAGATTCATAACGAGCGGCGGGACACCGGTTATACCGGCCACGCCCCGTATCGCCCGCAGCGCAATGTGGTAATCACCACGCTGCTGACCAGTGAGCCTGACCCGCAGCGCGGTACCAGAATTACTGCCTCACCTGACCTGCTGGCAAAGTGGGCTGCATCCTTGCGCGGTTGCAAACGGGTTGTGCTGGCTGATGAGCTGGCGAACACACCGGCAGATGTTGAACTGTGTCGCGTTCCCGCCGTGAAGATGAACGTTTACTTCCGGCGCTGGCTCCATATCTGGCAGCATCTGCGCGATCACCCTGAATATCACCTGGTCTGGTGTACTGACGGTACCGATGTCGAAATGCTCCGGGAGCCGTGGGCAGATATGGTGCCTGGCAAGGTGTATGTCGGCTCTGAACCAAAAACATATGCCGATGCGTGGGCACGCCAGCACCACCCGGAGCGCATCTATCAGGCCTTCCTCGATGAGCATCGCGATGATCTGATGCTGAATGCCGGATTGCTTGGCGGACTGCGCGCTGACGTAATGGCGGTTGCGCATGGCATAGTGCGGCTCTATTACCTGCTGGAGTGTCACCGCTTCTGGAAGACAGAGAAAGCACCAGCAGCGGTCGGCGATATGCTGGCTTTTGGCATTGTGGCTAAACGCTTTGGCGATCGCGTCGTGACTGGCCCGCAGGTTCATACTGTTTTCAAATCAGGCGGCACCGGTAAGGAGTTCGCCTGGTGGCAGCATAAATAGCACCAGTAAGTAATAATGTATCTGAGCATTCAGCTGGACGTTCTGCGTTAAGCGCCACCCGCCAGGGAGAAGAGAGACGATAAGCCGTCTCAGGCTGAATGCTCACCTCTCCTGAGGCCGCCGCTGCGCGGCCTTTTTTAATGTAAGCGTACAGGTCAGTCATGAGCGAAATCAGGTTCGTTGTTGTGGGGCATCATGCCCGGCGAGAGCAGGCCGAAAGGCTGGCTGACTCTCTTGGCACTCACCTGCTGGTTGACGAGCACGACAGGGGTGCCAACTGGAATCACCGCCGCGCGCTGGTGTGGGCTGGTGAGCAGGCATGCCGTGTGGTCGTTCTGGAAGATGATGCGCTGCCGGTTGCGGGGTTTAAGGAAAAGGTGGCTGACTGGCTGGAATGTTTTCCTGATCAGCTCTGCTCGTTCTACCTTGGCACCGGCCGCCCGCCGCAGTACCAGCTTGAGATAGCGACAAAGCTCATTGCTGCTGACCGCATTCGTGCCGATCACATCACTATGCAGCGCCTCATGCATGCTGTCTGCTACAGCGTGCCGCCGGCACTGTTACCTGACCTGCTGTCACGCTGGGACGCGGGTAAGCCCGCTGACTTCGCAGTGGGTGATGCCTGCGGCGGCCCGGTTGTTTATCCCTGCTGCTCACTGGTGGACCATGCGGACGGTGATCCCGTTGAGAAGCATCCCGATCGTCAGCCCCGCCACGAGCGGCGACGTGCATGGAGGATACATGGCTAAGATGACGACCCTTAAACCACGGCTTAAGGTCATCGATACCCGACGCATCAAACCCGTTTACGGTGAGCAGCGGCGTATCAGTGGCAGTGTGCGTGTGGGGCTTAAGCGCCGGCTGTGGGTGCGCGACGGAGGGCATTGCTGTATGTGCGCACGCGCTGTTGATCTGCATGACAGCGAGCTTGACCACCGCATCGCGCTACAGTTCGGCGGCGACAACACTGAGCGCAACCTCTGGACGCTCTGTAAGGAATGCCACGCCGGGAAGTCAGCGCGCGAAGCAGCCACGGCCGGTCCGGATGATGAAGCCCTGAAACATGCCGTGCCCGAAGGGGCTGACGGACAGGGAACAGTCATATTTTGAATCAAATGAAAATGATTATCATTTAACTGAATAATTGGTTGCATTTGAAACTATTTCATTTGTAATGATAGTGATTCTCATTACCGGGGGGGGGAGGGCTCAAAAAAAAGGCCGATCACCCTGTACACCGCCCCCTCCCTCACGCAGAGAAAAAATCCCCTTCTGGAGGGTATAAACATGTTAACAGCGCAGAAGCGAAAATTCGCGGTGGCGCTGATGTCCGGCATGTCTCAGAAAGATGCGGCAGTAAAGGCGGGCTACTCGGAGAAATCCGCGCGGTCAAAGGGGTCGCAGCTTGCAAAAGACCCGGAAGTCATCGCTTTCATTGCCCGTAAAAAGCAAGAAACCGTTACCGTGGATGAGGTGCCGGTGTACCGGAAAAATGTTTATACCCCAGCGGTAAACACCCCGGAAAAAATTCCTCAGCCGGAAGTGCCGCCGGCGGCTGGTCAGTATGACGATCCGCTCAAGTTTCTGATGGCGGTGATGAACGACTCCACTGAGGACATTGACACCCGGAAGGATGCGGCAAAGGCCATGCTGCCTTATGTCCACCCCAAAAAAGGGGAGATGGGCAAAAAAGAGGGGCGCAACGCTGCAGCAAAAGTGGTCGCGGGCGCGAGCAAGTTCGGATCCATGGCACCGCCAAAGCTGGTGGTGAACAACAAAGAGGGGTAATCCATGGCGCAGTGGTCCACGGCCTGCACCGACTGGGAAAACCGCCTCATCGACGGCGAGTCCATTATTCCGCCGCCAATTTTTGCTGACCAGGCTGAACAGGCGCTGAGCATATTCCGCGAACTCCGTGTTTCAGACCTCCCCGGCAAGCCCACGTTCGGTGAGTGCTCCGAGGCGTGGGTGTTCGACTTTGTGAAAGTCATCTTCGGCGGTTACGACGCCGAGACCGGTAACCAGCTCATCCGTGAATACGGTCTGCTGATATCGAAGAAGAACACCAAGTCGACAATTGCCGCCGGTATTATGCTGACCGCGCTTATTCTCTGCTGGCGTGAGGATGAGGAGCATCTCATTCTGGCGCCGACAAAAGAGGTGGCCGACAACAGCTTCAAACCCGCTGCCGGCATGATACGCGCGGATGAAGAGCTGACGGATATGTTTCAGATTCAGGATCATATCCGCACCATCACCCACCGGGTCACGCGGAACACCCTGAAAGTGGTGGCCGCTGATACCGACACGGTCTCCGGGAAGAAGTCAGGCCGCATCCTCGTCGACGAACTCTGGCTTTTCGGCAAACGCGCCAACGCAGAGGCGATGTTTATGGAGGCTCTCGGCGGCCAGGTATCGCGTAATGAAGGCTGGGTAATTTACCTCACCACGCAGAGCGATGACCCGCCGGCAGGCGTGTTTAAGGAGCGCCTCGATTACTGGCGCGATGTGCGAGACGGCAAAATCAGCGATCCGAAAACGCTGGGGATACTCTACGAATTCCCTGACAGCATGATCCAGACCAAAGCCTATCTTCAGCCTGAGAACTTCTATATTACCAACCCGAATATCGGACTTTCCGTCAGTCCGGAGTGGATCGCCGATAACCTGCGAAAGAACCAGGCGAAAACTGACGGCACGCTGCAGCAGTTTCTGGCGAAACACCTCAACATCGAAATCGGTCTCAACCTGCGCAGCGACCGCTGGGCGGGCGTCGATTTCTGGGAGCAGCAGGCGCGACGAGTGAGCTTTACCGATTTGCTGCAGCGCGCGGAAGTGATCTCGGTCGGCATTGACGGCGGCGGCCTTGATGACCTGCTGGGATTCAGTGCCATCGGGCGCGATGCCGAGACGCGGGAATGGCTCTGCTGGTGTCATGCCTGGGCACATGAAATAGCAATCCGGCGCCGTAAAAGCGAGGAATCACGGTTTAACGACTTTGTGAAAGCCGGTGACCTGACCATTGTTAAGCGTGTCGGGCAGGACACGGAGGAGGTGGCGGAGTACGTCAGCCGCATCCACACCGCCGAGCTGCTCGACAAGATAGGCATTGACCCCTCCGGCGTGGGGCAGATCCTCGACGCACTTATTGAGGCGGAGATCCCCGCTGATGCCGTGGTGGGTGTCAGTCAGGGCTGGCGGCTAGGCGGTGCGATAAAAACGACCGAACGCAAGCTTGCCGAAGGCGTGCTGGTGCATGCCGGGCAGCCCTTGATGGCCTGGTGCGTGGGCAATGCCCGCGTCGAGCCAAAAGGCAATGCGATCCTCATTACCAAGCAGGCCAGCGGCAAGGGCAAGATTGACCCGCTCATGGCGCTGTTTAATGCCGTTTCGCTTATGGCGCTGAACCCTGAGGCGAAGAAGCAGGATTATCAGGTGCATTTCATATGACAGCTATGTCAGTCAACAACCCGCTCCGGCGGGTTTTTTCGTTTCAGGAGGCAGCAAAATGACGCTTAAGCGCGCATGCACCCTCATGACGGTGAAAGCGGTAAACGAGGATGAGCGGATCATTACCGGCATCGCCTCCACGCCATCGCCGGATCGTGACGGGGACATTATGGAGCCGGAGGGCGCGAAGTTTCGCAGCGACACACCGTTTCTCTGGCAGCACGACCGGTCCCAGCCCATTGGTACCTGTACACCCAAAATGGTGAAAGAAGGGCTGCAGATCACCGCAAAACTGGTAAAGCCAACCGCGGATATGCCTTCCCAGCTGGTTGCCCGGCTCGATGAGGCCTGGGCATCCATTAAGGCCGGGCTGGTGCGCGGGCTCTCCATCGGCTTTCGTCCCATTGAATATTCGTTCCTGGACGAGGGCGGGATCCGCTTTCTGTCCTGGGACCTTCTTGAAGTTTCAGCCGTGACCATTCCGGCAAACGCCGAATGCTCCATCAATACCGTGAAATCTTATGACCGCCAGTTACTCGCCGCGTCCGGCAATGAGAAACCGGTAGTCAAATCGACCCAGCCCGCTGGCGCTACAGCACCCAAAACCAATACCAAAAAAGGAAACAGTTCGATGAATATCGCAGAACAAATCAAAAGCTTTGAAGCGAAGCGTTCGGCGCTGGCGGCGTCTCTCTCTGAGATTATGGCGAAGGCCGCTGAAGACGGACGCACACTGGATGCTGAAGAAGAGGAGGGGTACGACAACACCTCCGCTGAAATTAAATCTGTCGACTCGCACCTGAAGCGACTGCGCGATATGGAATCCAGCATCGCCCAGACTGCCAAACCGGTCAGCAAAGCCGCCGGTGGCGATGTCAGTACGGTGACGACCAGCGCGCCGGGCATCATTCGTGTAGAGCAGAAGCTGGAAAAAGGTATCGCCTTTGCACGCTTCGCCAAAGCACTGGCCGCTGCAAACGGCAGCCGCTCCGAAGCACTCGAAATTGCCCGTAAGCAGTATCCGGACGATGCGAAGCTGCATCACGTCCTGAAAGCCGCCGTCGGAGCAGGCACGACCACCGACCCGAAATGGGCGGGCGCGCTGGTAGAATACCAGGAATATGCACAGGACTTCGTCGAATTCCTGCGACCGCAGACCATTATTGGTCGTTTCGGGCAGGGTAACATCCCGGCGCTGCGCCAGGTGCCGTTCAACATTCGTATTCCGGCACAGACCTCCGGCGGCTCCGCGAACTGGGTGGGCCAGGGTAAGGCGAAACCGCTGACGAAGTTCGACTTTGAGTCGATCACCTTCAGCTTCGCTAAAGTGGCCGCTATCGCGGTGCTGACCGACGAGCTGATCCGTTTCTCCAACCCGGCAGCCGATGCGCTGGTGCGTAACGCCCTGGCTGAAGCGGTTATTGCCCGCCTCGATACCGACTTCATCAACCCGTCCAAGGCAGAAGTAGCCAATGTCTCGCCTGCTTCAATCACCAACGGTATCGCCGGCATTCCGTCCACCGGTAATCCGGACGATGACGCTGCGGCGGCTTTTGGCGTATTTGTCGCGGCTAACCTGCAACCGAATGGTGCTGTCTGGCTGATGTCCAGTACCAGCGCGCTGGCGCTCTCGATGCGTAAAAACGCGCTGGGCCAGAAAGAGTATCCGGAAATGACGCTGCTGGGCGGCACATTCCAGGGGCTCCCGGTCATTGTCTCCCAGTACGTCGGCAACCAGCTGGTACTCGTCAACGCACCGGATATTTACCTGGCCGACGACGGCGGTGTTGCCGTGGATATGTCCCGCGAAGCCTCGCTCGAAATGCAGAGCGATCCGACCGGGGACAGCGTGAATGGCACGGGTACCGAGCTGGTGTCCATGTTCCAGACCAACAGCGTGGCTATCCGCGCCGAGCGCTGGATCAACTGGAAGCGTCGCCGCACAGCAGCCGTGGCGGTGATTTCCGGTGTGAACTACGGCACGACCCAGACCAGCTAACCGACTCAGGAGGGCGGGGGAAACCCCGCCATATTGCATGGCAAAAATCAGGTATCTGCAACGCACACATGACTCGCGACCCGGTGACGAAAAGACCGTGGACGATCCGTGTGCAAGGGTGCTGGTGCTGCTGGGCATGGCTGAGTACACCGGCGCGAAGCGCGCGGGTGGCGGGAAAAAGAAAAATAATACGGGGAACGGCTGATGTGGAATCCTTTCCGGAGAAGAGAAAAAGCACTTCAGCAGCCATCAGATCGCGGCGGCTGGATGTCCCTTATCAGTGAGCCTTTTGCGGGGGCCTGGCAGCGTAATCTGGAAATCAAACCGACGACAGTGCTTTCCTTTCACGCCGTGTTTTCCTGCATATCGCTGATCGCGAGCGATATCTCAAAGATGCCCCTGCGGCTGATGCGCCGGGACTCGAACGGCATCTGGAAAGAAAACAATAACGGTACACCCGCGAGGATTTACAGACGCCCGAATGCGTTTCAGAACCGGATGCAGTTTTTCGAGTGCTGGCTCAACTCGAAACTTTGCCACGGGAATACGGTCGCCCTGAAGATCCGGAATCCCCGCGGGGATATAACCGAACTGCGCATCCTGGACTGGAACAAAGTGACGCCGCTGGTGGCGGATGACGGGTCTGTTTTCTACCAGATTAACCCCGACAACATGACGGGCGTCGAGGCTTCTGTAACGGTCCCCGCCCGCGAGGTGATCCACGATCGCTTCAACTGCCTGTTTCATCCGCTAATCGGGCTCTCACCGATTTATGCGGCTGGCCTGGCTGCGATGCAGGGTCACCATATTCAGGAAAACTCAGCACACTTTTTCCGCAACGGCAGTAAGCCGAGCGGGGTCATTGAAGTGCCCGGAACCATCACGGATGAAAATGCCCGGAAACTGAAAGCGAACTGGGACACGGGCTATACAGGCGAAAACGCAGGCAAAACGGGGCTGCTGAGTAACGGCGCAAAATACAATCCCATTTCTATGTCTGCTGACGATGCGAAGGTCGTTGAGCAACTGCAGATGTCAGAAAAAATTGTCTGCTCAACGTTTCACGTCCCGGCCTATAAAGCCGGTGTCGGTGATCTTCCTTCCTACGACAACATCGAGGCGCTGGAGCAGCAGTATTACTCGCAGTGTCTCCAGACGCTGATTGAGTCGATCGAGCTGCTTCTCGATGAGGCGTTCGAACTGGAAGACGATGCCGGTACCGAGTTTGACGTCAGCGCGCTGCTGCGTATGGACAGCGAACGCCGTATCAAAACGCTGGGTGAAGGTGTCAAAAACACAATCCTCACGCCGAATGAGGCGCGGCGCAGTGAAAACCTGCCGCCGGTGACGGGCGGTGATGAACTGTATCTGCAGCAGCAGAATTTCAGCCTGGGTGCGCTGGCACGCCGCGATGCCTCTGACGATCCTTTCGGCAAAAAGAGCGCAACGGCGCAGTCAGTCAGTGATGAAGGAAAGGCGTTGTCTGACGCAGAGCAGGCGGCGGCAAAAGCCATGCTCAGAGGATTGCTTACCAAATGAATGAACGTGAATTAACTCTCATAAAAGTACTGGGCGAGGAGTTCGGGCTTGTTCTTGATGGCATGCGAGAAGGGTTCAGTAAAAGCATTGAGGAGCAGCGCCTGGCCTTCGAAGTAAAACTCACCCACCTCGAAGAGCTTATCGCAGATATCAAAAGCGCAGAACAGCCGGATCTGTCGGCGATGGTAAGGGACGCTGTCTCTCAGCTGCCTGAGCCAGAACTGCCGCAGCTGCCGGATATCGCTTCTATGGTCAGCAATGCGGTAGCCGCCATACCACCTGCCCGGGACGGTAAAAGTCTGACACCAGACGACGTGGCGCCCATGCTGCAGCAGATGGTGGATCGGGCGGTCAGCACGATGCCCGTGCCCCGCGATGGCAAGGATTACGATCCTGACATGCTGCAACAGGCGGTGAAAGCGGCAGTGGATGAAGCCGTAGCGGCAATCCCGGTACCGCAGGACGGCAGGAGCCTCACGCCTGACGATGTGCAGCCGATGCTCCAGGCGCTCGTTACGGAGTCAATGCCGGTTATGCCTGATGTCAAAGCACTGGTCAGCGAAGCCGTTGCATCACTACCTGCACCCGAACCGGCCAGAGATGGCGAGGACGGTCGCGACGCGCTGGCGCTGGAACTGCTTCCCTTTATTGATGAGGGGAAAAGTTACCCGCGCGGATCTTACGCTACCCACAACGGCGGGCTGTGGCGCGCCTATGAAAAAACGCATGGCATGCGCGGCTGGGAATGTGTGGTGGATGGCGTGGCGGGCGTTGACATTGAACGTTCAGATCAGCGGCGTTTCACCCTGACGGTTAACCGCGCGAGCGGCGACAGCGAATCCAAATCGTTTGACGTTCCTGTCATGATTTACCAGGGCGTTTTCAAATCCGGTCAGGACTACCTGCCCGGCGATACGGTGACATGGGGCGGTTCGCTCTGGCACTGCGACGAACCGACGCAGGATAAACCCGGCGAAACGGGCTCGAAAGGCTGGACACTTGCCACCAAGCGCGGGCGTGACGGGAGGGATAAAACGTGATTGAGCTCGTGACTCTCGAACAGGCAAAGGATCACCTGCGCATAGATGCTGATGCCGGTGATGGCGATCTTAAGCTGAAAATTCAGGCCGGTAGCGCCGCCATTCTTGCTTATGTTCAGGGCAGCCGGGATCGAATCGTTGCCGGTAATGGCGATCTCATTGAGGGCGAACCGCTGCGGCGCGCACAGACGGCGCTGCTTATGCTGCTGGGCTGGCTCGACCGCAATCGCGGCGGTGAAGAGGAAGAGAAGCTTCAACAGGGGGAACTGCCGTTCTCGGTAACAATGCTTATCTACGATCTTCGCTGCCCCACCATTCTCTGACCGGAGGCGTTATGCATGCTGGGCGCTTGCGCGACCAAATTACCGTTATGAATTCCGTTCCCGTTCGCACCCCCTCCGGTGATGTTAAACCGGAATGGCAGGAGGGAAAGACTGTCTGGGCCGAGGTGAAAGGCATCAGTGGACGGGAAATCGTCTCTGCCGGCGCTGAAAAAGCCGAAGCGACTGTCCGGGTATGGGTCCGTTATCGCAGTGACATTTCAGCCGCATCACGTCTGAAAGTTAAAAGTGGTGCCTTCAAAGGCCTGACGCTGGAAGTGACAGGGCCGCCCATCCCGGACGCCGGATGCACTCAGCTCGAAATTCTCTGCAAACAGGGGGTAAAACCATGATAGGTACCAGCCTCGATTTCTCCGGCCTGCTCGATTTGTCGGAAGATCTCGCCATGCTCAGCAAAGCGGAAAACCGCAAGGTGATGCGCGATGCCACGCGTGCCGGGGCAACCATTTTCAAAGATGAAGCGGTAAGCCGCGCACCGGTGAAAACGGGGAAACTCAAAAAGAATATCGTCGTGCTGACGCAGCGTGAGCGCAACGGGGCGATCTCTTCCGGTGTTCATATACGCGGTACCAACCCGCGCACCGGCGCCAGCGACAAGACGATGAAAGCCAGCGATCCGCGTAATGCCTACTACTGGCGCTTTATCGAAATGGGTACTTCAACCATGGCACCCGTGCCGTTCGTCCGCCCCGCCTACGATGCCCGCGAGGAAGATGCGGTAAATGCGGCTTTCGCCGAGGCTAATGCGGCGATCGACAGGGTGCTTTCAAAATGACCGAGGCTGACGTTTACTCGCTGATCGGCGCGCTGGCCGACGGACAGGTTTACCCCGGCGTGGTGCCCCTTAACAGCCAGGGTGAACCGGCAGTTGCGCCGCCATGGATCATATTCACGCTGGTGGATCAGGTCTATGGCGATACGCTTTGTGGCCCCGCAGAGGAAGACACAGCCCTGCAGGTTGATGTTTATGCGTCCTCGGTGGATGAGGCCCGCGCGCTGCGCGAACAGGCGATCGCCGCGCTGACGCCGCTGGCATTCACCCGCCTGAGCAAAACCGGCGGTTACGAGCCTGAGACAGGCCTGCGCCGTGCAACAGCAGAAGTCCATGTCCTTCAGTAAAACCAATCCAGTTAATCCCAATACCGCCGCGAGGCGGTTTTTTTATATCCGGAGACAGCTATGTCCGCACTTTATGAAAAATCGCAGTTAACGAAGATCCTGATTTCTTCGCTGCCGGCAACGAAAGATACGATGGCAAGTGCCGACTATCTTGATCTGAGCTGCACGCTCAAAGAGGTCCAGTTCACCGGCGGCCAGAAACAGGACATCGACGTAACCACCCTGTGCTCGACCGAACAGGAGAACATCAACGGCCTGCCGGCGCAGTCGGAGATTTCGCTATCCGGTAACTTCTTCAAAAATGCGGCACAGGATGCACTGCGTGACGCATATGACAACGACACGACGTATGCCTTTCAGGTGATCTTCCCGTCCGGTAAAGGCTTCCGTTTCCTGGCTGAAGTGCGTCAGCACACCTGGTCATCCGGTACCAACGGCGTGGTCGCGGCCACCTTCTCCCTGCGCTTGAAAGGCAAACCTGAAAACATTGAAACTGGCTCGTAAGGAAAATCATGTCAATTAAAGAGCTTGCCCTGGCGAAACACTCCGGGTTTCGTCATAAAACCGTCACCGTGCCCGAATGGGGCGGTGTGAGTGTCGTCCTGCGCGAGCCATCCGGTGAAGCCTGGCTGCGCTGGCAGGAAATCGCCGGAACCGATATCAAGGCTGAAGAGCTTTCGGTGTCGGAGCGCGCGAACCGCAACCTGCGCGCTGATGTCGCGCTTTTTCTCGATGTGCTATGCGATGAGGAAAAGCAGCAGGTTTTTACCCCGGACGATGAAGCTGAAGTGCGTGCCATCTATGGCCCCGTGCATTCCCGTCTGCTTAAACAGGCGCTCGATCTGATCGCATCCGGGGATGATGCCCGGGAAAAGTCGCCACCCCCGGTGTTAAATTCCTGATGTCGCTTGCGCTCCGTATGGGGCGCACGCTTTCAGAGCTCAGACAGAGCATGACGGCAAGTGAAATGCTGATGTGGATTGAATACGACAGGATAAGTCCGGTCGGCGATATCCGCGGCGATATTCAGGCGGCGCAGATCGTCTCTGCCGTATATGGCTCGCAGGGTGCAAAAGTGCCGCTGAGTGATGCCATTCTGCAGTGGGGGGGAGAAGAGCAGCAAACAGAAAAGGATCCGTTTGCCGGGCTTGAGGAGGCGCTTACAGAGGCAACTAAGTGACATTTATTGCTTTTGCAGTTAGGATTTATTCATTATTTATTCGAGGGTTGTTTAATGAGAAAAATTCTAGCTGCCATTGCATTTGTTGTTGTGGTGATTTCATTTATTGTTGCCTTGAGGCAGCCTGTAGTTTTATTTGTCTTGCTTGGCGTGGTAGTTATTCCTATCCATTATTCAAATAAAATAGGAAAGGAAATATCCCTTTCATTAGTGATTCTTGGTTGCGTCGTAAGTATGTTTTACTTTAACTCTATGGTTCCGATGTGGGGCGAACGATATGATTATTATAAAGATACTGAAAAAAGAAGTGATGAATTAAGAAATCAAAGGTATCAACAGCTAAACAACATTTCTGCAGCTAAGGACAATGTTAAAAATTCTCTCAAGGATCCTGGCTCTGCGAGCTTTAAGGGGGAGTTTGTTAGCAAAGAAAATTACGTCTGTGGAAAGGTAAATGCAAAAAATAGCTTTGGAGCTTTTGCAGGTTACAAGAAATTCATAAATAAAGGTGGTTTGTTATTAATAGATGACGACTCACCTGAGTTTTCGAAATTGTGGAGCGAAAGCTGTAATCAATAAAAATACCCGTTACGACGGGTTTTTTTGAACCCGGAGAAAGGTAATGGCATCGCTTCGCGAACTCATTATAAAAATTTCTGCTGATTCCAGTTCTTTTCAGAGTGAGATAACACGCGCCTCACGCATGGGTGCTGAATATTACAGAACTATGCAGAATGGTGGCCGTCAGGCTGCTGCTGCTGCCAGAGATAGCGAAAGAGCTTTATCTGACCTCACCGAGGGATTTACGTCTGCAGGTAAAGCGGCTGCTGCTGCAGCTGCTGCATTTGCAACGGGTAAAATCGTCCAGATTGCAGATGAGTGGAACTCAGTTAATGCTCGCCTTCAACAGGCATCTTCATCAGCTGACGATTTTGCGATATCGCAGCGGCAGTTGATGGAGATCAGCCAGCGAACGGGTACCGCATTTTCTGATAATGCTGCCCTTTTTGCGCGTGCTGCCGCTTCAATGCGTGAATTCGGCTACAGCTCAGATGAAGTTTTGAAGGTAACTGAGGCAGTAAGCACGGGCCTTAAGCTCTCGGGCGCCAGTACTGCGGAGGCTGGTTCAGTAATCACCCAGTTTAGCCAGGCACTGGCCCAGGGTGTTCTGAGGGGGGAGGAGTTTAACGCTGTAAACGAGGCGGGTGATCGAGTCATTCGCGCTCTCGCTGCTGGAATGGGCGTTGCCAGAAAAGACCTCAAGGGGATGGCAGATCAGGGAAAATTAACGATCGACAAGGTTGTCCCCGCATTAGTGAGCCAGCTTGGAACCCTGCAGAGCGAATTTGGCTCCATGCCTGAAACCGTGTCAGGCTCCCTACAAAAAGTGACAAACTCCTTTATGGCATGGGTTGGCGGTATCAATCAGGCAACGGGTGCAACTCAGGCTTTATCGGGTGGCCTTAATGGTGTCGCAGGTACGCTGGATTCATTAACGTCGTCAGCAGTAAGTGGGGCGCTGAATGATGTTGCTGATAATATGTCCACTATTACCACCGTGGCTGGTGGTTTGATTGGTGTGGGACTTGCGAAATATTTAGGTGGTATTGTCACAAGTGCTACAAGCGCAACTTCAGCGCTGATCTCTGCCGCAAAATCAGAAGTTGCCCTTGCTGTAGCACAGGACAAAGCGGCCCAGTCTGCTGTGGCTGCCTCAAGGGCTGATGTCTATCGGGCGCAGCAAGGATTACAGAGAGCAAAGAGCGCTGATGTTCAGGCAGCGCAGCAGGAAAAAATAGCTGCAGCTGAAGCCAGAGTTACTGCCGCTGAGTCACGTTTAACCACTGCTATCGCTAGTGGAACGGCTGCGGAGAGAGTCAGGGCCAGAGCCGCGCTTGAAAGAGCTCGTTCTGGACTTGCTGTAATCAGAAATAATGATGCGCAGACAGCTGCGGAAAGACGCCTCGCAAGCGCTGAGGCGGCGCGAGATCGTAATATAGCTAACCGCGTTAGCACTCAAAATAACTTGAATAGCGTCACCTCTGTAGGAACCAGACTGATGGGGCGCGCGCTTGGCCTGATAGGTGGTGTTCCGGGGCTCGTTATGCTCGGTGCGGGAGCCTGGTATGCAATGTATCAGTCTCAGGAGCAGGCCCGGCAGTCGGCACAGGAATATGCCAGAACTATTGATCAGGTGAGCCAAAAAACGCGAGCAATGAGTTTGCCTGAAGCAGATGAAAATCGCGGTAAAACTATTGATGCGCTAGTTGAGGAAAATCGCTTAATTGGAGAGCAGCAAAAAGCTATTTCAGCGGTAAAAAGACAAATCGATGATCTGAATAAGGCACGCGCTCAGCCCGGGATTACTAAAGACAATGATCTGAATATAGTTAGAGCGCTCGCCATTCTTACCGACCAATTAACCGTTGAAGAAAATAAGCTTAATTTGATGCGGGAGAAATCAACCAGTATTCAGCAGGTGCTGGAAGGGATTGATCGACGCCGAAATGATTTGATACGTGAACAGGCCTGGCGTCAGAATGCTGCGTATCAGTCTCTGCTGATGATGAACGGTCAGCATCAAACATTTAACCAGCTTCTCGGCCTTGGCAATCAGCTACTGATGGCCCGGCAGGGAATGACCCTGGCACCCCTGCGTGTACCTCAGGCAGAAGCTTCGCAGAAACAGACCGATGCGCTAGAAAAAAGCAGGCGCGAGCTGGCCCTGTCCCGTCTGAAAGGCGAGGCAAAAGAGCGCGCACGGCTTGGCTATGCTGCTGATGAGCTCGGTCTGACGGCTGATCCGCAATTCCAGACCAACCGGCTTGAGTACATCAATAACGGACTTGAAGAGTGGCGCAATAACGAGGCCAACAAAAAGCAGCCCAAAGGGCCAAAGACGGACGAAGAAAAGGCCGCTGATGCTTATAAAAGGATGATCAAGCAGCAGAAGGAGCAGCTCGCCCTGCAGGGCCAGAGCACCGAACTTGCCAGAGTGAAATGCCAGGTGGTTGAAGGTGAACTGTCCACGCTGGACAAGGCGCAAAAGGCTGAACTGATGCGCAACGCGGCCTTAATCGATCAGGTCAAACTGCGTGAACAACTGCGTAATTACGAGGCAAATCTGGCTGACAGCAACGCCAGCGCCCGGGCGGCGAATAATGCGCAGCTCATCGGTTACGGTCAGGGCACCCGGTTCCGTGAGCGGTTGCAGGAGCAGTTTAATATCCGTAAGGAGTTTGAGCAGAAGAATACCGATCTGCTCCGGCAGCGGCAGGCCGGGGATATTGACGAAACCTTCTATCAGCAGGGGCTGGCACTCAACAAACGCTATCTGGAAGAGCGACTGCGCGACCAGGAGGGGTATTACACCGCTTCCGATGCGCAGCGCGGTGACTGGTTAACAGGCATGTCAGAGGGCTATGCGAACTGGGTGGACGAGGCGACCGACTATTCCGCGATGGCTGCCGACGGCATGAAGCAGGCCATGGGCGGGGCGGTGACCACCATTACCGACATGCTCAACGGCAATCTTGACAGCTGGAAGGACTGGGGCATGAACGTGCTGAAAATTATCGAGACCGTTCTCGTTAATATGATGGTGGCGAATGCGGCGAGCTCTCTCGGCTCACTCTTCAGCTTTGGTGCCTCATCTGCCGCAACAGCCAGCAGCGGGACGGCAATTCAAAGTGCTGCGTCAAACTTCACCTTCAATGCCAAAGGCGGCGTTTACGACTCACCCTCCCTCAGTGCCTACAGCGGTGGTGTCTACCAGACCCCGCAGCTGTTTGCCTTTGCGAAAGGGGCCGGGGTGTTTGGTGAGGCCGGTCCGGAGGCGATTATGCCGCTCACGCGCGCGGCGGATGGTTCGCTCGGCGTTCGCGCAGTTGGCGCGCCGCAGTTTTCCGGCGGTGGCCCGTCCGTGTCGTTTGGCGATATCAACATCAATGGCGGTGCGCAGTCCACGGCAGGACAGGGGGCTGCCGCAACTGCCGGCAGGCAACTCAAGGATGCAATCGTGACCGTAATTAATGAGCAGGCCAGCATGCCCGGATCGCCATTGTGGCGGCTTTTGAAAGGAGCGTAATCATGGCAGTTGAGACCTTCTCCTGGTGCCCGAAGGTGGCGGCGCAGGCTGATACCAGTTTCCGCACCCGCAAAGCGCAGTTCGGGGATAATTATTCACAGGTGGCCGGGGACGGCATCAACCCGGTCACACCGCAATGGAGCGTGAGTTTTACCGGCGATGAAGCCTATGTTCTTGCCATAAAGGCGTTTCTTGAGCGGCATGCCGGCTGGAAGTCCTTCATCTGGAAACCGCCCCTGGAGTCCGCGGGGTTGTGGCGATCTGAATCCCTCCAGATAGCCACCCACGGCAATGACAAATACACCCTCAGCACCACATTCATTCAGGCATACCATCCATGAGCATTTCATCTGATGTCCAGAAACTGGAGCCGGGCAGCCGTGTCCGCCTTATCGAGGTCGACGGTCAGGCGTTTGGCGCCGGCATTCTGCGGTTTCATAACGAAACTATCCCTCACACAGAGGCTGAGATCACTGCCGCGGGCGGCGATGCGTCAAAGCTTCCGCCGAAGTCAGTCTGGTGGCAGGGGCTGGAGTACGGTGCGTGGCCCTTTGAACTGACCGGCCTGTCCGTCAGCAGCGACGGGCAGAGCGCCCGCCCGACCCTGAGCGTGTCAAATATCAGCGGCACGATCGGTGCGCTCTGTCGTCGCTTTCAGGGGATGGCAAAGGCAAAAGTGATTATTCACGAGACCTTCGCTCATTACCTTGATGCCCGCAACTTCTCTGGCGGCAATCCTGCTGCTAATCCGACAGAGGAGCGCAAACAGGTCTATTACATCGACCGTAAATCCAGTTCGGATGATGAAACCGTTGAGTTTGAGCTGTCCAGCCCGGCAGATCTGCGGGAACAACTCATCCCCACGCGTCAGATCCAGCCCATGTGCACCTGGTGCATGCGCGGCTGGTACAAAACCGGGAATGGCTGTACCTATGCCGGGCAGAATGGCTGGTTCGATAAGGACGGTAACCCGGTCGATGATCCTTCAAAGGACGTGTGCTCAGGCCTGCTGTCCACCGGGTGTAAACCGCGGTTCGGCGCCAACAACGAGCTCGATTATGGCGGCTTTCCGGGCGCGTCACTTCTGAGGGGGTAACATGCGGGACAAGACTATAAGCGCAATTCTGGCGCATGCGGCGCAGGCGTTCCCGGTTGAATGCTGCGGTGTGGTGATCCAGAAGGGACGGGTTGAGAAGTATGTCGCCTGTCGCAATCTGGCTACCTCCCCGGAGGAGCAGTTTGAACTGTCACCGGAGGATTACGCGGCAGCCGAAGAGCAGGGCACGGTGGTTGCTGTGGTGCACAGCCACCCCGGCGACGGCGCCACGACGCAGCCGAGTGAACTCGACATGCTGATGTGCGATGCGACCGAAGTGCCGTGGGTGATCGCTTCATGGCCTGAAGGCGATATCCGCACCATCATGCCGCGCGGCGATCGCCCGCTGACCGGGCGTCAGTTTGTTCTCGGGCATGCTGACTGCTGGTCCCTTATCCGGGATTACTTCCGCACTGAACACGGTATCGCGCTGCCCGACTACAGCGTCGATCGTCACTGGTGGGAGGAGGGCGAAAACCTCTATATGGATAACTGGCACGACTGCGGATTCAGGGAGTTCGACGGCCCCTCCCGGCCCGGCGATATGGTCATCATGCAGGTGCAGGCCAGCGTGCCAAATCATGCCGGCGTCCTGCTGGAGGGCA